GGCAGCGGCGGTTCCGTCCGGCCTGCGACAGGCTGGGATGGCAAGGGCTACGCATCCACGACCTGAGGCACACGGCGGCGTCGCTGGCCATCGCGAGTGGCGCGGACGTCAAAGCGGTCCAGCGGATGCTCGGGCATGCGTCGGCGACGATGACACTGGACCTGTACGGGCACCTGTGGGATCGAGGGCTGGATGATGTCGCCGACCGGATGGAGGCGATGATGGCGGCTGAGGACGATACCCAGACTGTACCGGGGTCGCTTGACTAGGCATGGGGCCTACTTTGGGAGCAGGAGACCGCAGGTTCGAGTCCTGTCGCCCCGACCCCTAGCCAGGGCCACTTTGACGGCGTTATGCCTAGTCAAGTGGCCTTTTTTCATGCCTTCTCATGTGATACGCAGTGGCATCGAGTGCCCCTGAGTGCCTCCATGTGTCCGTACCGGGTACGGCGCTGACTAGGGGTCGAGCATGTGGGGGTCGGGATGATCTGTACCCAGACTGTACCGGCGGCTGTACCTCGAGCCAGCACGGGGCCATCATGGTTGCAGCCGATGAAACGCGATGAAACTCCTAGTCGCAACTATATCGCTCATCCATGTTGAGCGATTCTGATAACTCGGTTGCGCATGGTGTCATGGGGTGCCATTATTAATGGTGTCAGCAAGAAAGACCCCCGCGAGGTGGCAGCCTCCGGGGGTATGGACAGAGAAAGGACCTCTGACATGACCGAGAATACCAACACCAACACCGCCACCGACGAGAACCTGTTTGACCTGCACGCGGCGCTGATTGATCGTGGCGCTGATGTCGACTTCGCGACTGACTCCTACGATCTGTCCGACCTGCTCAAGGTCTGGGACGACGACCGGGAGACCTACACGCTGGTTGGGGAGGCCCGCGACGAGAACTACACCCCCATGGACGGGTTCCAGTGGAGCCGGTACGAGGTTATCGACGACGGGTCCGACCAGAACGTAGGCGGCGAGGGATACGCGTCCACCGTGGCTGAGGCTGTCGCCTACCTCGCCGGAAACTGACCCGAATATCAACCCTGAGCCGGGGCTACAAGCCCCGGCCCCACTATGACCGGGGAGACGACGACCCAACCGGTCCGAAAGGAACACTGTTATGGCTCGGACGACCATTCACGCCGCGATCCAGGATGATCTAGCCGCGTGGGTCACCCACCGCGAGGCCCTGAGGGGTGAGGCGAGGTCGCTGGGACGGGCGTCTGTCTCGGAGCTGCGAACCTTCAAGGACCTGCTTGATGCTGAGTTGGCGCGGACGCGCTGGAGTCTGGCGGAGCTGGAACTTCTGGCCCGGTCAACGATGGGCACTACCGCCGGCCCCGGTGTGTCGACCTCGGTCGGTGCGATGTTCGGCGCGGTCTACGATGCGCGCCGTCTGGGTGATGTGCCCGACGACGAGGCCACAGCGGCCCTGCTCGACAGGCTCGGAGCGCTGTCTCCCGCCGCCGACATGGCACTCGAGTATGCGGTGGCTGCATGGTGGGCTGATGGCCATGCGCTCACTGCGCTGGAGTGGGAGTCCGTCGGCGTCAGAGTCACCACGGACTGACCGATGAGCCGCAAACCACGGTGGGGTGCGTTGGCGTGGCCTGGTATTTGCCGGGCTACCGCCTCAGCGCTGACCGACGAGTCACGGCGGCTGGGCGGTCTGGCGATGCGCGCCGAGTCGATGGGGGCTATCGGCCCCCGCGACGAGCTGGGGGCTGAGGCGGTGGCCTGCCGCGACTATGCGGGGATCCTGGCCTCCGGTGAGCGCATCTGGGTATCAGCTGACATGGTGGCGGCTACCACTGATGCCGCCGCCGACGTGCCCAGCCTCGACACGATCGACATGCCTGAGGCGCGCGGGTGCCTCGGCCTGGCCACGCCTCTCCCCCCAGTCGGCCTGGGGCATCCCCTGTGGCTGCGCACACCGGAGGGAGGGACGAGAGAGCACGCCGAGCCGATATCGGTCGACGCGTTGGCGTGGACGACCGTCGGGGCATCGGTGCGAGTGGTGCTCATGACGCGCACATCTCGCCTGCCAGCCCCTCTGCATGGCACCGACTCGCCGTTGAGCGTGGTCGAGTCCATGGCCGTTCCCGCCCGGATGGATTTTGAGGGCATGGAGGCGCGGCGGGTGCAACCGGGCGGGGTCATGGGTCGACTACCGCTGGAGCGGGCACGCCCGATGCTGCGGGTGGCCTCCTGGCTGAGTGCGGCGTGGGTGCTCATGGCGACCCCCACCGTGGCAGAGCCGCGCCCCATGGATGGCAGGTGGGGAGGCCCGGTGACGGGGCAGACTCGGCCCCGTGACCGGGTGACTGTGGTCGACATGCGTCCTATGAGGCAGGTGCACACCACCACCGACCCCACTGGCAGGCGACTGACAACCCGCCATGTCGTGCGAGGACACTGGACACACCAGCCCTACGGCCCGGCCCGCAGTCTCAGGCGGTTGCAGTGGGTCGCCCCATTCATCCGAGGCCCCGAGGGGGCACCGTTCGTCGGCACCGACACCGTGCGAGTGTGGAGGAGATAGCAAAAAAGAGCCCCCGACCACCTTGTGTGGTCGGGGGCGGCTTATATGTCTGTGTCTCAGGCGGGGAGCTTCAGCTCGGCGGTAATCACACCTCTGCATGACGTGCGACAGCGACAGAGCCGGTCTCGTCGTCCGCCGAGGCGGTGTCGTCGGCGGGCTCGATCATGCCGGGATCGTCGGCAGGAACACCCAGGGCCGTCGCGATGAGTTCCGGGTCCTCGCTTGCCAGGTCCGGAAACCTCGGGTGATTACCGGCCACAAATCCCGGCGAGCCCAGCGACGTGGCAACCGACAAAACAGCCGCAACCCCAGCCGTAATCAGCGCAGACAACCACGGCAGGCCGCGAACACTATCTACCGTGTACACGACACCTGCACCGACCCCAAGCGTAGCAACAAACGTTTGCACAAACGTTTTCACAGCCCGCTCAAAGCAGCCGCGCCAGAAATGCTTATCCATTCACTTCACCTTCTTCTCGACCTCAGACAGGCGGTTTTCGATACCCATGATGCGGTTGCGGCATTCCAGCACGTAGTACCAGACAGACCACAGCGCATCCTTGGTGGACCACTTCTTGCCGGTGACAGGATTCTTCACCCACGACAAATTGTCGATCTTGCTTTTGAGGGTGCCGTTCTGCGTCTGGACGACACCGATGTCGTAGTGGAGCTGGTCGTTTGAGGCCTTGATGAGCTTGGTCAGGGTGTTGACGTCGGACATGCTGAGTTCTCTCTTGTTGGTGGTTTTTCCTTGGACGGCGGCGATAAATTCATTCCACGGGAAGTAGGGGCCTGGGTCGTCGTGGTCGGACTGGCGGAAAGCGTCGGACACATTGTCGTGGCCGCAAATACCCGACATTCCGGCTTTCACCTGTGCGGTGGTGAGTTTGCGAACCGGGATGTGGTGGCGTCGGCAGATGTCGCGGGCGAGAATGGCGGCACGCTCCACGGCGGGCCACACTTGAGGCGAGAGCCATTGCTCGCGACTGTACGCGTGAGACGCCTTCTCAAATGAGGCGCGGGACCCGCCGTCGGAGCAGATCTCGATGCCGATGGAATGGGCATTGGGCGGCGCGTGGTAGCCGATGGTTTCCTCGGAGAGGCACTGCACCGTGGTCACGACGTCACACACGTAGTGAGCCGAGGCAGACCGCGACGTGGACGCGAAATACTGTGCCGTGGAGACTGCCCTACCGGCCTTCGATGCCGACGGGTAGCCCACGTCGGGGCACGTGGCGTGGATGACGAGCCGGGTGACCGGGTTGTTGGAGTTGCCGCCGTGGTGGCGGGCCTGGATGAATGTCATGGTGTCCTCTCAGGGTGTCGGTGTGGCGGTCGGGATAGGGGTGGGCTCTGGTGTGGTGCATACGGTGGCCCCGGCGACGGTCGATGTGGTGCCGTCGGTGAAGGTGGCGACGAGGTGTCCGCCGTCGCAGGCGAGGGAGGCGAGGCTGCGACCGGCCTTACCGTCGGCCCCGTCCTTGCCCGGGGCTCCCGTGGCATCTCGACCCGGTCGGCCTGGGTCTCCTTTATCGCCCTTCGGACCCGGGACCGTAGAATCAGCACCGGCCTGGCCGGTAGCGTCCTCGCCGGGCGCGCCCGTGGCATCCTTCCCAGGTCTGCCAGCGGCGCCAGCCTTCCCGGTGGCATCACGTCCGGGTCTTCCGGCAGGCCCGGTCACGCTGCGGCCAGGCTGTCCCGAGGCACCCACCGGCCCGGCAGGCCCAGGCACTGCCTGGCCGGTGGGTGCAGGGCCGCCACGGACCCGCGATTCGACGCGGCTGGCCTCATCGCACAGGCCCGCCTGTCGCAGTGACCGGCCCTCATCGGTGCTGGTCGCGCACGCGGCCTTGACGCGCCCGGCCAACGATTTCGCGGCGTCCGCGTTGCTGGCAGCCTGCGATCCGGCGGCGTCACGCTGGCCCTGGATGTGCCCGGCCCAGCCCGTCAGCGCGGCCACCACGACCACGAGGAGCGCCAGCATGGCTGCCTGCCACACGTTGAGACGCTCCGATGATTGGCGCTGGCGGCGCTCCGTTTCGAGTTCATTCGTCGGCGGCATTGGTCATCCAATCTGGCAGGTCTGGCAGGGACATCGGGGCTACGGTGCCCGGTAGGGTCGCGTTGTAGCGGCGTGTAGCGCGGCGGGCCTCATAGGCCCACTCCTCAAGTGCGTCGATCTGGGCGGCCTGGTGGCGCTGGATTTTGCGGGACCTGTGCGTCAGTGCTGGCAGTGCCGTGAGCAGGGCTGCCAGGACTGTCGCGATCCCGGTGACGATCGTGGAGGCCAGCCCTCCCATGGCGGCCTCCTTAAGTTAGGTCGTGCTCGCTCCATGCGGCGGCGGTCAGCAGTGCCAGCGGTGTGCACACGAGCAGGCCGAGCATGGGGGCGACGAGCGAGGCGGGCGGTCTCGTGTCGACCGACCATGCCAGGTCGAGGGCGGACCACACCGCCCATGCGGCGGCGCTGAGGCTGGCCCCGGCGATCCCCCATAGATGCGACGGGCGGACAGCCGCAATGGCGAGGATGACGGCTGCGGCCCCGTGGACGCTCACCCACCACCAGTCGTCGACCAGGGCGACTGGCTGTGACAGCCCGTGGATCGGCAGGATCGCCGGTGCGGCCCGGTCGGCCAGGTGCAGGCTCAGCATGAGCACGTGCGTCCACGCCAGCAGGACTGTGATGCGCACGACCAAGTGCGGACGATGGCGCAGGTGAGCGAGAAGCTGGCGCACGTCGTGTCGCATGTCACCTCCCAAATACCTGCCACGCGGCCGTGATGGGCGCGCTGGGAGCGCCCCTTGAGCTGTCTACGGTGTAGGCGACGAGAGTGAATCCGGTGGTCGTGACCTTGCCCGCGGCGACAGCCCAGGGGGCGGAGCCGCCGGGGAGAGGGTCGGCGCGAGAGACCACCACAGACGGCGGCGACGAGTAGGTGCGACGGAAGGATATCTGGTATGTGTACGCATGCGAGCCGCTGGGGCGGATATCCATTGATCCGGCCTCGAATAATCGGAACCCCAGGCCGTCAGTGGCGGCCTTAGCGTCATCGGAAGTCTGCTTGATGACGGCTACGTCGGTGTCTATCGCGGTTGCCAGCTTTTTGACGTCGCCAGGGATGTCTACCGGGTCGCCGGTGGTGGGAAACGGATAGTGGCGGTTGACGGTCGATCCAGCCATGTCAGCTCCTTGTCATCGTGATTCGTCCTGAGTTCACGTCGCTACCTGCCCCGACGAGGGAGGCGATGTCGGTGGCCCCTGTGGCGGTGACCCCGACCCCTTGCGCTGCTCCGGTGAGGAGCTGCTGGGTGATGGTGGCGGGTAGGGGGATGGTGCGGGTTTCTCCGGGCAGCCACACGCCAGCGTCGACGGGGTCACCAATGAGGGATGGCGTGTCGGAGCGCGTGGATGCCGTGTGTCCCACGAGGTGGATGGTTGCGGGGGTTTCGCCCTTGTCGCCGCGAGTGATGGTGATTCTCGCTGAGGTGGCTGGCCAGCTTGATACCGCGTCGATGTGGGCGTCGTAGAGCCAGCAGGCCAGTGTCGCCCCTGTGCCGGTCATGGACCCCTGGATGAGGGTGTCGTCGGCGGACCAGCTGCCATCCCATGTGCCGGAGTCGACGGCCTGCAGCGTGACGGTGATGGGGTCGTCTGGTGGAGTGAGGACGTCCGGGAGGGCCGTGGTGGCCTGCATCGGGCTGTCGGGCTGGACTTTCCACGCGATATCAGGGGGTAGCTTGCGTGTCCAGCCCCGAGTGCCGTTGGCGACGGCCCCGTCGATGGTCCACTCGATGGAGACGGCACTGCCAGCAGCCAGATGCCCCGACCCCGGGAGGGCAGTGAAGGTGCAGCGTCCGAGGGTGGGGTGAGTGGCCTGCACTGTGACATCTCGGATGTCGTTCGCGTTGGCCATATTGAGGCTCACGAGCGTTCCGAAGGTTGGCCGGTAGGCCAGTGACCGGACAACCCGGATGGGGCCGACAGGCGACGGCTCGACGATAACGATATCGCCATCCTGGTGCCACCATCCCGCCATCTCGTTGACGGCGTCGAGCTGTGAGCCGTTGACGATGACCGACATGATGCCGGGGCCAGCGTGATTTCCTGACACGATGCCGGTTCGTGGCATCTCGTCGGGGCGTACAGCAACAATGTCGGTGAAAATATCAGCCATGCCACACCTTCTGCCATGGAACCTGGACGGTGAGTTTCATCGTGCCGTTGTCGATGTCGACCTTGGTGATGAGGCCGGACATGGCGTCACCGCCGGGTAGCGTGACGGATGCCGTGTCAAGGACATCGATGGCGGGGTTTGCGGGGGCCTCGATGGTGATGTTGGCCATGCGGGAGCCGCGCAAAGCGTCGAGTTTTTTGGCGGCGGCAGTGTTGGCGAATTGGGTGGAGTGCACCATCTTGGAGGTCGAGATGTCGGGGATGCGACCAAAGGGTCCTCCCCATGCCAGCGGCCCGGAGCGGTCGTAGGCGGCGCCCCAGATTTCGAATCGGTTTCCGGTGTCGGTTTCGGCTTTGACGGCTGCCCCGTTGACGAGGCCGGTGCGGGAGGCTTCGGGGGTCCAGGAGACGGCCACATCAGTACCCACCCGGTATGTCCAGGTAGTGCCTGTGCCAGCAGTGGACGAGATGAGCTGGAGGAGACCGGAGCGGTCGCACCAGATGGTGCGCCCATCAATGGCTGCCAGCTGGAGGGCGGCATCGAGCTTGGTGGACCCCCACTCCATGTCTGAGGGGACTGGGGTGGTGGCTGACCAGCGACCGAGCCGAATGTCAACACCTTTGACGATGCGCGCCCAGGCGTCGCGGACCGTCTGGGCGTGAGGCTGCACCCAGTTGGTCCATTTCTCGTCGGCGAGCTGTTGTAGCATGTCGCGGGCGGTGGGCTGGAGAGTCTGCCCACCGGTCCACCACTGGCCGTTGGACTGTAGCACCATGGCCGACGACCCGTCGGGGCCAGAATCCTCGATGCGAAAAACGCCGATGGGGATGATTTGCCGCCATGCGTCGCCGACTGTGAGCATCGCCCTGACGATGAGCTGCTGCCCCCACGGAGCCAGCGGGGAGAGCGGGTCCGGGGTGAAGAGGCTCGAGTCGGGGTCGGAGATGGTGGCCTTGACCTCGCGGGTGATCTGCTGGCCATCCCATGACGCCGAGAGCGTCAGCGAGTCGACCTGGATGTCCGAGGCGAGGACCTTACCGCCGCGCACGGCGGTTGCCAGCCAGAGGAGCTGGTGGGGTGATGACAGGGCGTCATTCCACAGTGACGATACTGGGTATCCCATCAGAAAATACCCCGCTGTGCGTCCAGGTAGGTTGTCCACAGTGACGGCAGCCCGGCATAGATGGTGACGCCCTGGGCTCGCGCATAGTCGGCGAGGCCCTGATAGGTCCACGGGGCGACGATGACAGGCAGCACGCCTGGATCGACCTCGTCGCCGGTGATGGTCCAGGTTGTCTCGGTGTGGCCGGGGTTGTCGGCGAAGTCGCGCTCGCGTCGCTCCACCGCCTCGGCGACGGTCATGTACAGCAGGCCGGTACGGTGCCGGATGGCTGGGGCGCGGACGAGCACGGTGATGGATCGGCGCAGCAGGTCCTCGAATTGCTGGGCGGTGTCAAGGTCGGGCAGGCGTATGACGAGGGTTCGCTTGCCGCCGAGCTGGCGGACTCCGACGACCGCCGAGGGCAGGTTGGTGGTCCATCCTGGCGTGGAGAGGGTGACGCTCTGATCGAAGCTCACCTCGTCGTCGGAGCCTGCCATGAGGTCGACGTGGAGGGCACTTGCCGGGTCGAGGGGGTTGGATATCCAGCAGGTGTCACAGTCGATGGTGCCTGTCTGGAAGGACGCTACCCGGTTCTCTAGATGGCCTCCGTTGGATTTCATGGCGAGTGCCCGGTATGTGACGTTTGCGCCGAGAGGGGCGTCCCAGTCGACGACGAGCCCCTGATTTCCGGAGATGATGACATTTTCCGCGCCACGCACGGGGGTCTCACTAGACCCCACAATCCGACTGACGCTCATCCGCTCGGTGCCGGATGGGGTATCGCTAACCTTGATGACCATGTGGGGTGGATTGTCGGCCCAGGTGGCGGTGATGGTCATGCTCATCGTGTGCTCCTGACGAGATTGCGTGCCGTGGAGCGGTTGGCGGCGATGATCTTGGCGTCCACCGCGTTGGCGAGCCCCGGCACGGACAGGGTGATGTGTACCCCGGACAGGTCGAGGCCGCCAGCGCCGTAGCCGGGCTGGTTGGCTCCCGGCGGGGTGATGGGGCGCGACGATCCCTGGGCTGGCAGCGTGCCGAGGCGTCGGCCCGTCTCCTGCCACAGCTGGATAGACTGCGACCGCTTGGAGGGCGACAGCGGGATGTATGCCTCGCCTCCGGTTTCCGGCTCGCCCCAGATGCGCAGCCCGGAGCCGCTGGAGAAGCCTCCATCAGCGAAGCGAGTGGCCGACACGAGCCCCAGCCGGTCAGAGACGCGTTTGAGGGAGTTGGAGGCAGAGTTGAGGCTGTTGACGGCCTTCTTCCCGCCTGCAAGCACGTCGCCTGCCAGCTGAAGGCCGCTCGGCCCCATAGCGGTGATGGTGTCGATGTTGTCCTGGGACAGGCCGAGGTTGCGCAGCCTGGCGAGCCTCCACCGGAACAGGTCGAGCTCTTCGACGCCTTGGCGCATGGAGGCCGCCCAGTCCTGCCAGGACCCGCCGACCCGGTAGTCCTTCGCCATGGACGCGCCCGCCTGCTCCGCTGCACGGGCCAGTGCCTCCTGGGCTTGGCGTGCCTTGTCGGTGGCCTCTTTCTCCTTGTCCTTGGCGGCATTGAGGGCGTCGCCGAGTTTCTTTTCGTTCTTGGAGTGGCGGCGGCGTGCGTTCCACCAGGCACGAGAGGCGCGCTCGCGTGCCCTAGTGGCGTTGGCGGCGTCCTGGACCGCCTGAATGTAGTCGACGAGCTCACCTGTGGGGCGGGCCTCGATATTGAGGATGGTGCGTGCCTGGCCACCGCTGATGCCGCCGTTGGCGAACCATTGCACAGCCCCGCCGAGACGCTGAACGGTTTGTGTCGCGATTTCGCGGGAGCGGCCCCGCTTGGATCGAGCGAAGGGGATGTAGGCTTCACCTTCTGTTTCGGGCTCTGCCCAAACACGCCAGGTGCCAGCCTTAGCGATTTGGGCATCATGGCGCTCGTAGAGGCCGCCGTTGGCGTGGAACACTCCCTTGAGGGCGCTTCCCACGGTGTGCACAGTGGCTGTCACTGTCGTGAACAGCGGCCTGGTGAGGGCCTGGAGGGCCGAGCGTGCCCCACTGGTGTTGGCGTGGGCGGATACGCTCACGCGCTTGCCGTTGACGCGGCTTGCTGTGCTTCCTAGGTTTTTGATCTGGCCATTCGCCCTGGTGGCCCCTGGCGCGGATGTGGTGACGCGAGGACGTTTGCGCCCCACGTTGTCGGCGGTCGATCCGACCTTGGCGAGCTGACTGCTGGTCTTGGCGGCGGTTGGTGCTGACGGCTTGACTTTGGGGCGCTTCTTGCCGAGTTGATTGGCCGCACCCGACACCTTGAGAAGGTTATTAAAGGCGTTACCGGACCCGGGTGCGCCAACCTTGACATTAGCTTTGCGTCCGTTGACCTTCTTGGCCTTTGTGTCGACCTTTTGCAGCCCAGAGAGAGTGCCGTTGGTGTTCTTCAACCCCAGCGGGATGAGGACGTTTTTGCCATCAAGCTTGTCGACCTTGTATTTGAGGCCGTCGATTTGGACGGTGGCGCCATAGGCTCCGGGAGCCGACGCGGTGACGAGAACCTTTTTCCCGTTGACGCTGGTTGCTTCTTCGCTCAGGATTTTGAGGCTACGGGAGGCACCGTCCTGCATGGTCGCTTTGACCACAATCGGCGGACTGGAGTACATCGACCAGGTTTGCGTGCGCAGGTCTTGCAGCTGCTTGGATGCGGCGTCGAATCCTTTGGACTCGGCGGTGGCAGCTACCTTGACCTGCTGCTCTTTGGGGAGCGTTTCGAGGTCGGTTTTGAGGGTGTCGACGGCCTTGGAATCAGTTTCGCCCTTGATGCGGACACGTACACCAGCCTTGGTGTGCTGGATGATGCCATCCATTTCCGCTTTGAAGGCGTTGGCCCGGGAAATGGCTGCGTTAAACCCGTCGGCCTTGGCAGTGGCAGCCACCTTGATCTGCTTATCCTTGGGCAGCTTCTCCATCTTGGCGCGCAGCCGGTCGAGGTCTGCGGTAGCGGTGGCCTTGACCTTGAGGGTGATGCCCTGCTTGGTCACCGTCGTGGAGACGGTGTTCTGAAATTGCTGCAGCTGCTTCTTGGCCGCATCCAACCCTTGAGTCTTGGCGGTGATGGACACCTTTTGAGCGGCCGCCTTAGAGAGCCCTTCCAGCTGCTCACGGAGGGCGTGGACCTTGCCGGGGTCGGTGTTGCCCTTGATCTCCACCGTCACGCCGTGCTTGGTGGTTTCCTGGAGTCCCTTCGCCTGCTTCTCGAAGTCCTTGGCCTGGGCCATCGCCGCCTTAAATCCCTTGGTTTTCGCGGTGGCGAGGACTTGGGACTGCTTCTTGGGTGGGACCTTGGCGAGCTCGGCGTTGAGCTGCATCACCTGGGCGTGGGTGCCGCCCTTGATGATGGTCTCCACCTGAACGCGCTTCTTGTCTGGGACGATCCCCAGCGATTTCGCCAGCTTCTCGTTGGCGACGGCGGCACGGTTGACTGCCGACGGCACCTCGCCACGCAGCCAGCCCGCGTAATCCTTGGCGGACAGCCCGGTGACGCCGAGCTGGTGGGCTGTCGCAGACAGACCCTCCTGGAGCTTCGGGAACAGCGACATGAGCTTGTCGTCACTGATGTGGTTGGCCTTGGCCGCATCGGCGATTTGCTCCCAGTTGCGCTGCAGGTCTCCCCAGGCGTGCGACCCGGCGAGCCCCGACAGAGCCTCGTCGAATTTCCCGAGCTGCGCCTTGGACTGCTGCGACAGGTCTGCGGCGGACCCAACCAGGGAGGCGAACCGCCCCTCTTGGCGTTCGAGGAAGCTCAGGTTCTCGCCGGTGGCGCGGTTGAGGGCGTCTCCGAGCCCGTTGAGGTTTTCACGCAGCGGCCCGAATCCGCCGTCGTTGACCTGCTTGAGTTTGGCGTCGAGGTCAACGATGCCGATGCTGGCCTGGTTGGCCCAGTCGGCCACCGAGCCGAGCTGCCTGTCGATGTCGGCGGCATGGTTGGCGCTGTCCTGATGTCCCCAGGCGATGGCGAGGGCTCCCAGCCCGGCGGCCACGCCGAACAGCTTTCCCGACAACCCTGCGGTGGCCCCGCCGACGCCAGACATGGCTTTACCGGCTCCTTCGGTGGCGCCTGCGGCCTTGGTGGCGGCCCCGCCGATGCCAGTGAATGCTCCGGCAATTCCGGCGACGCCGCGCACGGCCTTGAATGCTAGACCAACATCCTTGACGGCGCGGGCTACCTTGCCGATCTGACCTGCGGCGATCAGAGATACGCCACCGAACGCGCCGATTTTGAGGATCATGTCCTTCGTGTGATCCGAGAGGCCGTTGAACTTGTTGGCGTACTCGGAGACCTTTTGGGCCGCTCGCCCGAGGACTGGCAGGGCGGCCTGCCCGAGACTGATAGCGGCATCCTTGATGCGGTTGACGGCCAGCTGCATCTGCGATGCAGTGGTCTGCTGGCGGCGGCCAAACTCCTCCTCCAACGCCGCGTTTTGTGACCAGCCCTCGCCTGCGGTCTTAAGTGAGCTGGCCAGCTGGTCTTGGGCGTTACCAGCCCCGGCAGAGGCACCGGCGAGTCGCTTCATCGCGTCGGTCTGATACTGGCCTTTGATGCCCATCTGGTCGAGGAGTTTCGACACATCCTGACCGGATTTAGAGGCCCGACCTAAACCTTCGATCAGAGCGTTTGTTGCCCCGGCGGCGTCGGTCTGCCATGCCTTTTTGAATTGGGCTGCCGACATGCCGGACACTTGCGCCATGGTTTGCAGGCTTTGCCCACCGGAGCGTACGGCGCTGTCAATTTTGATCCAGTTGCGGGACATGGCGGTGCCGCCCGCCTCAGCGTTGATGCCCACCGACGCCATGGCGGCACCGAACGCCATCACCTGCGACTCGGACATGCGCATCTGTTTTCCGGTGCCGGAGAGCCGCTGACCCATTTCGACGATGTCACGTTCAGTGGTGGCAGAGTTGTTGCCCAGGTCGACGACGGTGGCGGCGAGGCGGTCCACGTCCTTGGGGGCGGTGCCCATGACGTTCATGAACTGCCTCAATGAGGTGGCAGCCTCTTCTGATGTCATGTTGGTTGCGGTGCCCAGTTTGACCATCGTCGAGGTAAACTTGGCGATGTCCTGCTGCTTGACACCAAGCTGGCCTGCCGCCTCGGCGACCCCGGCGATCTCCTGATGCGACACGGGCAGCACGCTGGCGAGGGAGCGCAGCTGGCCTTCGAGACGTGCGTATTGGGCAGGTGAGGCGTCGACGGTTTTCTGCACACCTGTCCAGGCGGATTCCCAGTCGACGGCAGCCTTGACCGCCCCTCCAACCCCGGCTGTGACGGCTAAACCGGCTTTGGTGGATGCGGATGCCATCCGGTCGAGGGCGGCTCCGTGGGCTTTGACTTGGCTTCCGAGCTGCTTGGAGGCGGTGGCTGCACGGGCCATGGCGGCGGTGAAGCCGTGCGTGTCGGCGTTCAGCTTCACTGTCACGGTTTTGTCAGCCACAGCATCTCCTTCATGTGCGGTGTGTCACTGGAATTGCTTTGCCCATTCGGTGATGTGTTTCCGGTCGCCGTGGATCCAGCGGCGAGCCCTCTCCGGGTTGGGTTTCTGGTCTGTGTGGCCGTCGCGTCGCGCCTGGGCCACCTGATCCCGGTCTAGCGCCTGCAGCGATGGGCAGGTGATGGCGGCTCCGGTGTAGTCGGCTGCGGTTTTGCCGACATGGCTGGACATGGGCTGGCCACATCCGGGACACAGCGTGGACTGGTAGTCGTCGAGGGCGTCGAGGATGGCGCGGTCCTCGGGGGTCCACTGTGCCCCGTCGTCGCGGCCCCAATACACAGTTGGGGGTATCGACCACTCGCGAGCATGGTCGATGTCGCGGCGTATCTGCGGGTCGGCTACCGCCTCACTCAGAAAGGGAGGTCAATAGTTTCGGTGCAGGCCTCCAGCGCTGCGGCCCAGCAGCGGGACACGTCGGCGGGGGGAAGATTGTCCAGCAGGCGGTCCAGGTCCTCCTTGGTGAGTCCTGCATCGTTGCCGGTGACGGTTGTTGCGCCGGTGAGGCACTTCTGGGGGAGCCTGGACTGCTCGGCGATGGTGCGCTCCTCGTCGTTGTCGATGGTGCGTAGTGCTGTGATGAGGCCGTTCCAGGCGGTGGTGGTGAGCCCGGTGAAGACGAGTCGGATGCTGGATTGTGCCAGGCGATTGCGGGCGTCCTTTTCGGCCTTGGTGGCGGCGGTTAGTCGCTTCTTGGCGGCGGAAGCTGCGCCGATGGTGCCTCCCGTCTCGTCTGCTTCATCGTCGACGGCGGCCTTGGCGTCAGTCAGCTCGGCGTCGGCGTCTTTCCAGGCGCGTGCACAGGCTGGGTCTAGGCAGATGTCCACATGTTTCGTGGGACGGTTGGTGCCTGCCACGTAGGCCTGCATGAGGGTGCGCATGTCGGGGGTTCCAGTCATGGGGGGAGTTCTCCTATGGGTGCCGGATGAGTGCCAGATGGTGGGGGCGGCCAGGTCTAGGGTCTGGCACCCAGCGAGCCCTAGACCTGGCCACGATTTCAGGAGGCGACAGCGCCGTTGAGGGTGCGGTCGGACACTGACCAGCCGATGTTCATGGTGAACATTTCTCCGTCGTCGGTGGTGAGCTTGCCGGGTGTCTTGGTCTTGACGGTGGCCTTCCAGGCGTAATACTTCTGGCCTGCGACGACGTCAGCCCCTGGCTTGACGGCGGGAAACTCGACAAGGATCGTGTGGGCGCCCGGCTCGAGTCCGGCGATCACCTTGTCCTCCTTCTGGGGGTCGGTGATGATGATGTCGGTGTCGGAGATGCCGTAGGTGACAGGACCGGGACGCTTGGAAGCGGCGCGGCGGCAGATGCGCTTGTCCTCAGACTCGGAGGCGTCCGAGGAGGTCTCAAAGGACTTCAGGGCGCAGGTGATCTCGGTGCCCGCCTTCAGCTCGGTGACGGTTGCGGCCTCAAGCTTGGCGATGGACGGCACGATCATCACCTTGGAGTTCTCGATGGTCTCAATGCCCTCGGGGTTGTAAACGCTAACAGTCATGGGTCACTTCTCCTTTTTCGGGGTGTCGGTCTTGGCGGTACTGTCGGTGCGGGGCTTGGTTGGGAGTGGGCGGCCCTGCGGGTCGGTGGCGGGATGGTTGGCGAGAATGCGCGCACCGCCTGGGACGGCGTCTGCGGGGACGGTGCGCTGGCAGGTGCTGTCTGCGATGCGCACCCACTTGGTGTCAGTCACGGGGCCTCCTTGGGGTGGTGATGTGAAACTCGTTGGTGCATGTCCAGCACCAGTTGGTGGGGTCTCCTCGGTCTGCCAGGACGGGGCCTGAGGTGACGTGGGTGAGCCGGTATCCGTCGATGCGCTGTCCGTCGAGGGCGTCGATGACGCGGCGGGTGTAGAGGCGGGTGCCTGCCGGGTTATTGGAGACGGCCATGACGTCGACGGTGACATGCCACAGGGGCCTGTCTCCGAGAGTGGTGGCGAGCTGACAGTCACGCTGGGTGACGACCGCGTAGGGGTAGATAGTGGGTGCTGAGTGGCGCCCGTCCAGGCCATTGCCGGGGACGAGGGCAACGATGTCGGTGATGACGTCAGTCAAGAAGCGTGCCTCCTATCTGCTTCATGGCTCGCACGAAGCCGGGGGTGACATCGTCGAGGGCGGGGCGCATGAATGGGCGGGCCTCCATGTGGCGGGTGCCCCACTCCAGGAATGGCGCGTAGTAGGTGGTGGGTCCGATCTCTGCCGACATGCCGCCCGCCGAGGCGGTGGTGTGGATGGATTCACGGGTGGCCCCGGTGTCGACGGGGCAGCGCTGTTTACCGATGCGTTCCACGTCGAGGGCGGATTTGCGGACTGCCTGGCCTGCCTCCTTGGTGGCCTTGTAGCCGGTTTTGCCGAGGTCTGCGGTGAGGCTGGTTAGCTGTGTGGTGTCAATCGTGAACGCCATGCTCGCACCAGGTATGCCTTTCGGGTGATGGCCCAGGCCTGCTGTTCCATGTCGACAATTCTGTAGAAATCTTCGTTGTCGGAGTCGTAGCTGTCGATGACATCGAGCATGTCTCCGACTTGGATGGAGACATTGGGGCTGGTTTTGCAGACGTGGGTGGCGATGCGGACTGAATCGCCAGCGGAGGTGGATTGACTTGCCTCGCCGTTGATGCGCTGCACAAGGCAGTCGATGGGGGCGCTTCGGTGTATATCGTCGTACTCCACGCCATCTTCGTCGGTTGATGTGTCGACGGTATGAAAGATGACCGCTTTGTCGGTGTATAGCTGCTCATGCCAGTCGCGGGCAGTATCGATGGCGCGTGTCAGGTCCATGAGGTGTCCCTCCAGCCGCGATACAGGTCCGTGGTGGGGCTGTAGATGTGAGGCTGGCCCACCTCGATGAGAGTGAATCCTCCCCGGTGGGTGTCGGCCCAGATGCGGGAGCGGCGTCGCCATGCGGCGGCGGTGGCAGCCCAGTCCTTGGGGGTGACGATCATGGTGGTGCCCTCGGAGGTGACGTGGGTGAGCTGGTCGCCTACCAGGGATGCCGCCAGTGTGGCGGCCTCGGCGGCAGCCCACCACTGGTCGTAGGTGGGCTGCCAGTCGGGGTCGCTGGGTAGGCGTCCATGGTCGTCTGGGATGGCTGAGCTGTCGACGCACTCGGCTATCTGGGAGGAGTCAAGCGCGTCGCCGAGGAGCCCGCTCACGTGCAGGATCGCGAGGTTTCTGTCCACTGTCGGGCTCCTTCCTGGGTGTCCATCCGAGCTTGGCGGCCAGGTCTGGGGGGCAGGTGACCTGTGTGCCGCCTGGCGTGGTGAAGGTCACCTTTGCGTCACTCATGCGGCGTTGGTGAGCTTGACGAACTGCTCGGGGTCGGTGATGAGGCAGCCGAACTCCGCCTCGGCGAGGATGCCGACCAGGTTGTTCTGCCACAGCGGAATGAGCTCGCCGTTGATCTTGACGGTGGCCTCAGTGGAGACGGAGTAGGAGATGCCTCCCACCTGTCCCCAGACGATCTTGGACCAGTCGCCGCCGTAGCCGACGACAGTCTTCTTGTCGGCGGTTGCGACACCGTCGCCGATGAACGCGGAGCGTCCCAGTAGGCGGGCGGATGCGAGGGCGTTATCCGAGTAGACAGGCTCGGTGAGGAGGGGCCGTCCGGTGGTGTCGTAGGAGCCGTTGAGGAGGGGCTCTGCGGTGGTGTCGAAGGCCCAGCCGGTGAGCTTCTTGCCGTCGGCGACCATAAGCTGGATAGCAGAGTTGGCGTCGCCGCAGATGCCTCCGTGGGCGGCGTCGGCGGTACCGAGCTCGACGGCCTTCTTGGTCTCGTCGAGGTTGTGATCGAACGGCGAGTTGACGCCGTGCAGGACGGCGGCATCGAAGGCGAGCGCGAACGCCTCGGCAATGTCGGTCTTGAACAAATTGACGTAGTTGGCGGGGTTGGCGCGCACGACCTCGGAGGAGACGACGGCGATGGCGGCGATCTTCTTGGGCTGCATCTTGAGCAGTCCAACCGTGCCCTTGGTGACGGGCTTCTCGCCCGCCTCGGCGACCCATCCGGCGGTGGGCTTGGAGGTGACAATCGGGACGGTCTCTCCGGAGATGCCTAGCGGGACCTTGCGGGCGAGCTGCTGGACAACGGAGCGCTTGGCGGCCTCGGCGAAGAAGTCCTGGGCCATGTGTGGCTGGAGGTATCCAGCAAAATCAGTGGTCTTGGTGGGGGCGGTGACAGCCATGGGGTCTCCTTAGGCGTGACGTCGCCCGACGGCTGCCGTGAGGGCGGCTGCGATCGGGTCGAGGGGGGCTGATGGTGTGGCGGGGGTGTTGAGGTCGCGGGAGCCTGCACCGGCGGGCTTCGTCTTGAAGCGGGGGTGGGCGTCGACGAACTCGGTGATGATGGTGGCGATGTCATCCGGCGTCGCGTCGGAGATGGCCTCACGGAAGGCATTGGAGTCGAGGAGGGCTTCCCTGTCGACTCCGTCAGGCATGGACTGGTAGACGGCGAGCTGTAGCTGTGCCGCCTTGGTTTCTGCCTGGGCTTGGGTGAGCTGCTCTGTGAGCTGCTCGGGGGTGGGCGTCTCGCCCTGGTCGATCCCGAGGGCGGCGGCGAGGCCGTCGCGCAACTGGGAGAATTGGGCTTCGAGCTGGTGGCGCTTGTCGCGCTCCTTGGCTAGGTCGGCGAGGACTGCGCTCTTGGAGCCGCGCCCTTCTGTCTGTGGCGTCTCGCCTGCGTCGACAGTGGTGCCTTGGCTGTCACCAACCTTAGCAGAATCGTCGGTGGTCTCGTCGGTGGCGGTGTTTTCGGTGGTGTCATCCATCTCGGATGTCCTTTCTTCTAGTCGTCGTGGACTGGTCCGACGTGCCAGGAGTCGCGCCAGTCTTGGCGCATGACCCCGTGCTTGTCGGGTGACCAGTGGCGTTTGAGGGTGGTCCAGTCGTCGGGTGGGTAGCGGCCGTCGGTCCAGGCTTGGAATCGTTTGGGGCCGAGGATGTCGCGCTGTGTGGTTTCTGGTTGTGATTGGAACCAGGCGTATCCATCCCCCTCATTGACTGCCGAGTCGGGCTCGTCGATGTCGTCGAACCCGAGCTGGTTCCATGTTTTGGTCAGGGGTAGGCGTGTGCAGCGGCCTTGGTGGTGGTCGAGGGGCCCTGGCTCGTCGAGGGGGTGGGTTTCGCCGTGGTGGGAGATGCAGGAGGCGCATGTGCGGTGGTCGAGCTCGGCGTACCACTGCCATCCCTGGAGGATGTCGCGGTTGGCGGCGTGGTGGGCTTGCGCGGCGGCCCTGTAGGCGTCGAGTTGTTCGGTGCGTGCGATGACGAGGGCTCGGGCGAGTCCGCCCTCGAAGTGTCCTTGGACGGCTGCGATCATGTGTGCGGCGACCTGTTTTGGGTTGCGACCGAGGGCGACGCCGACGGTGAGGGCGTGCTTCATGGCGTCGGTGGCGGCAGCGTTGAGGTACCAGTGGCGCACGGTGATTTGCTGGAGCGTTCGCAGGGTGATCACGTCGATTTGGCTGGCGTCGACGGAGGCGAGGTTGATGGTGTGGCCTGGTGGTAGCTGTGTGGCGATGAGTGCGTCTTGGTCGGAGGCGGCCTGCTCGATGAGGTGGCGGGCGGTGGCGGCTGCCGCGTGGTTGGAGGCGGCGAGGCAGTCGGTGAGCCCGTCGGTGGCGATGGCGAGGGCGTCTCGGGCCTTGATGGTGCGGATGGCGGCGGTGGCTTTCTGGTCGTCATCGAGTTGGGCGAGGGCGAGGGTGGTGGTGCGCAGCTCGGATTCAATGGCGTCCCAGGTGGAGGCCCAGCGGGCGGCGAGGCGGCGGGTTTGCTCGTCCTGGATGTGGTCGATGAGGTGGCGTTGGCGCAGCAGCTCGGTGAGGGTGTGCTGGTTAGCTGTCATAGCCGATGGTGCCGGTCATGAGGGCGCGCCCAGCGGCCTGCGCTGACTGTGCTGCAGCGTCGCTGGCCCGCTGGACGACACCGTCGGGGTCTGGTTCGTCGAGGTCGTGGACGATGTCGACGAGGGCGTAGCCGAGCTGCTGCTTAAGCTGGGCGACCTGGAGCTGCTCGAGGGGGTCGAGTGGCATGGGTTCGGCCCACTGGATGCCCGGCTCGACGCCGAGGAGTTGGAGGAGGCCGTTCCAGACGGGTTCGGCGTCTCGCTGCCATGCCCGGATGGTGGCGGTGCGGCGGGTGGACAGGATGCGCAGGGCTTCCCCGGAGGGCACATCGCCAGAGGTTTGGGAGAGATAATGGTAGGGGATGCCGACGACGCGGGCGATCTTCGAGGCGAAGGCGTCTTGGACTTTGAGCAGCGGGGTGAGGTCGGGCGGGTCGAAGCGCAGCAGCGGGCCGGGGCCGTTGGTGGCCCAAAATTGCTGCTTGTCTGGGTCGATGCGCTGCTCTTGTCTGGGAGTGGCGGGGGCGTAGGGGTTGCGCACGTCGTTGACATCATGGTTGAGCAGGGCATAGAAGGGGCGAGCGTAGGTCTCGGTGGTGATGATGAGATCGGCGAGGGTCTTGTTGAGGGCGTCCTGCAGGGGGATGACATCGGTGAGGATGGAGTGGCCGTGGCTCATGTGGTCGTCGGGGTCTCGTTTCCACCAGCAGACGGGCACGGTGCCGAACTGGTGGGCGATGGTGGGGCCGTCGCTGTCGGTGCAGCCGGTCCATGCGTCGTCGAGGGCGGGCATATCGCCGGTGATTTGCTGCTTGGTGATCCAGCGTTCCAGCCGGTCGGGCAGGTACAGGTTGACGCGCCCGTAGTCGTCGTGGTCGGTCCAGATGCGGGCGGCCCATGCCAGCTGGGAGGGGTCGTCTGGGTCGGGCTGGGCAATCATGGTGGTGGGGTCACAGAAGGTGGGCGTGAGCCCGTTGGGGCCGGGCCAGACGATGGCGTAGGCGTCGCCGTAGACGAAGCCAGCCCGGTCGATGAACCCTTCTAGCCTGGACAGTCCGTGGAGTTTCGCGGCCCCGTCGTTGTCGTGGCCGTCGGCGGTGGTGGTCCACTGTTCGATGGCGATACCGTCGGTGAATGCGGTGACGGCGGCGGGGCACAGGTTTTCTCGCAGCGACATGACCGTGTCGGTGAGGAGCTTTTGTGCCTGCTTGGTTTGGTAGTCGCGTGAGGCGAACTGCAGTTGGTGGTTGCCGCGATAGTAGTCGTACAGGAGGCGGTACGCGTCACGTCGGTTGGCCCATTGGGTGATGGCGTCTGTGAGGATGCTCATGGGCCATGTGCTCCTATCCGAGGGCGGTGAGGGTGGTGCCTTGTCTGCGGCGGGTGACGACGGCCCACGTGATCGCCTGGGTGAGGGCGTCTACTTGGTCGTCGTGGGTGGCGTTGGGGAATCCGGCGAGTTCTTCGATGAGGTCTCCGGTCCAGGGCTCGTATCCGGGGAGGTGGACATTTCCGGCTTCGACGAGGGGCTGGACGACGTTGGCGCGGGCTTCCTTGCCGCCTTGTGGCTGGACTGGGATGAGTCCGGGCAGGGTGTGGGAGAGGGCGTCGAGGACGGCGGGACCGTTGGCTTTGTCTTCGACGAGATGGGCGGTGGCCTGTGGCCATCGTGCGGCGAGGCGCTGCATGTGCTGGCAGGTTTCGGTGAAGCTCCAGTGGCCTCGAGATTGGTCGAGGAGTCGCAGGGTGGACCCGTCGTGCTGCCAGACTTGGCCGACGACCCAGTCGGTGTGCTCGCCACCTTTGAAGGTGAGGTCCCAGGAGGTGAACACTTGCCCGCTCGGCACCCACCGTTGCTGGTTGTCGTCGGCCTGCCAGGCTGGGCGGGCATCTATGATCCAGTGGTCCCGGTTGAAGATGGTGCCGCCGGGAGGTGATGGGTGGCCCTGGTAGAGGGAGGCGAATGTCCGGGAGCCTGCTTGTCGCTTGATGGCCTCCCACTGGGCGTCGGTGCGGCCTCGAGCGGACTGGAGCCACTGGCCTGGTGCGCGTCCTAGCGGGTCTTCGCTGCTGTCGGCCTGGGCTGGAATGTTGATGACGCTCCAGCGGTCGGCGTCGTCGGAGGCGAGGAGTCGCCCGGCGAGGTCATCTTCGTGCCAGCGGGTGAGGATGAGGACGACTGGTGCGCCGGGGGCGAGTCGGGTGGAGGCGACGTCGGTCCACCAGTCCCAGACGCGCTCGCGGTACACCTTGGAGTCGGCCTGTTCGCGATCCTTGATGGGGTCGTCGATGATGAGCAGGTCGACGGCGCGTCCGGTGAGGGCTCCACCGACGCCGGTGGCGTAGATGCCCCCCTCGTGTCCGGCGAGCTGCCATTCGTGCTGGGCTGACAGGTCGGGGCGGACGGTGAGCCCGAGCTTGGGGTGGGCGGCGATGTCGTCTCGGATGACGCGGCCCCATCGCCGGGCGACGGAGTGGGCGTAGGAGGCGATGGCGATACGGGCGTCTGGGTTGTGGGTGAGTGCCCACAGGGGGAAGCGGCGGCTGCATCGCTGGGACTTCCCCTCCTGGGGTGGCATGGATACGATGAGGCGCCCGTCGGTGGTGTCTGTGAGCTGGGCGAGCTGGGTGTCGATGAGTCGCAGGGCGGGGGTTTGGACGGTGGTGGGGTCGAGCGCCTGGGCCATGTCGCCGGGGGTGTCCCAGTGGTGGGCGCTACCGGTGAGGATGGTGCGCATGGCTGCGGCGGTGGCGGGGTCGAGGCGCAGGAGTGGCGCTGTCATTGCGCCTCCTTGTTCGGTTTTGGGCGCACAGGCCCCGCTGATCGTCACCATACCATGCGCTACGCGGCTTTGTCTCTGTCCTCGATGGCTTCCGTGATGTCGGGCCAGAGTCGGGCGATGACATCCCACGGGTAGAACCGTGGCGGGGTGGTGTGCGGCGCCGGTTTGATGTGGCCGCGCCGGTGCCATTGGTTGAGGCGTTTGCGCTGGACAGGGAGTTCTGCGGCCAGCTCGGCTGCGGTCATGGGTGGGGCGAATCGCCATCGCTTTTCCATGGCTGCTGGCCCTGGGTATTCGTGGCGTTGGCCCTCGGGCTGCCAGCGGGTGGCCGTGCAGGCGAGGACGGAGCCGTCGATCTCGCAGGGAGCCCCGCATGCCGGGCAGGCGATGGCGCGGGGCGGCTTGAGGCCTACGGCGCGGGCCAGGCGGGCGTATGTGGCGCTAATGGTGTCATCGACCATGGCCATGTCGCAGTCGTCGAGCCAGGCCCGTGAGTCGGCCCACACGCCTGCCAGCCAGGCGCACTCGGTGGCCCAGGTCAGGCCGCACGGTTGGGGGTGTGCGGCGCGGGTGTCTGGGTCGATGGCCTCCCAGATGACCCTGGAGGCCTCTCCGGCGAGGGCGCGCAGCATGGGCGGCTCCCATCCCGGGGAGGGCAGGATGTCGAGGCGCGACACGTCCAGGGGTGGGCGTGATCCTGGCACGTGGCGGGTGCGGGTGGACTCGCCGTCAGGGTTGCGGGTGCCGTCGAGGGAGTGCAGTTCGGCGACGAGGTTGGGCATCTGCTGGATGCGACCGAGTGGGTCGGTGGCGGGGATCCATGCGAGGGGTCTGGTCACTGGTCCTCTCCGATGGCTGCGAGGATGATCTGCTCTGGTGGGTCGTCTGTGGTGCGGGCTAGGTGGATCATGTGGGCGAGGGCTGCCGCATAGGTTTGTGCGGTGAGTTGGTTGGCGGCGGCGATGCGGTCTTGGATGCCGAGGCGGACCATGTCTGCGAGTCCTTTGTGGGCGCGGTCGAGGGCGCGCTCGTAGACGGTGACGGCGGCCCGGACTTCTTCGGCTCCGGTGATGGGGTTGGCTCGGGTCCATGAGTCGGTGACCTCGGCGAGTTTGGCGCGGGCGAGGTCAAGGAACGCGACCTGTTCTCCAACGATGCGGGCGAGTTGTTGGGTTGGGTTGTCGGCGGGGGTGACATCCATGCGGGTGAGTTGCCCCCGGACCTTGGCTTCGAGGACGTTCGCAGAGGCGGCGCGTCGAGCGTGAGGCTCTGAACCGCCGTGCATGCGGCAGCGTTTCCCGCCTTTGATGGGGCGTTGTTTGCAGGGTTTTCCGCTGCGTGTTTTCGCTCCGCAGCGGTTGGCATGGGGGGTTGTCGAAGAGTGACCTTGTTTGGGGGGTGTCGTTTTCGCCATGGGTTCGCCTCCTCTCATGCCATCCGCGATTGGGTGAGCATTTTTCGTATCTCTTCCCGGTATTTGTGCGACTTTTCTGGGGATAGTATATCGGATTCTATAGCCGGTACATCGTCATTGTTGCGTGCTATTTCTCGGCCTCCGCTGCGTGCCCATTGTAGATATTGTTGCGGGTCTGTTGGTGGTGGCGTTTGTGGTGGGTTTCGTTCGTAGGTGTCGGCTTTTGTTTTGCGTGCCTGGTTGAGGATTTGTCGGGGGTCGATGAATAGCGGCCTGGAGTCGTGGTTGCGGGCGATGGCTGTGATGGCGGCCATGGCGTCGTCGTAGCTGATGTCGGCGAGGATGGGCTGCCAGGCGTCTGGTGTGTATCTGTCGATCTTCTGGGCGGGGCAGATGGCCTGGAGGGTGTAGGTGAGCTGGACGGTCTCGACGTGGTTCATGCGATCACCTGGCCTGTCGTGCTGCGATGGCCTCGGCGCTCATGGTTATTCCGCTCGTCCAGTAGCCGTCAGCATTGCGAGCCATGCCTTTGGCGATCATCTCGTCGGCGGTGAGGCAGCGGCGGCGGTTTGGGCCAGCTGTGACGCCGTAGTCGCCTTTCCGGTGCATGTCTCCGGCTGTCGTGCTGGCGAACGTTTGATGGCAGACGCGGCAGTGCTCGGTGCGTGATCCGTGCATCTGGTCATGGCAGGCAGGGCAAGTGAAGTTCATGGTCGTGGTTCCTTCCGTGATGGGTGTTTGTGGAATTACCGCGTGAATCTGACGGCCTTTCAGGTGTCGGGGGTACAAATACCTAGCCCCGCACCTGTTAGGCGCTCCTAGGCAGCAGGGAGAGCGCCTGAGGGGCATTGCTGGAGTTGGTGTCGTCTGCAGATGCGGCGTCTCGGGCGACGGCACGTCGGTAGGCGTCCTGCCACTCGTCGTCCGAGAGGCCGGTCGCCGATCTGCTGCGAGGGCGCGCCTCGCCCATGTCGTCGGCCTTGCGGACCCAGTTGCGCCAGGTCGCGTCCCAGTCGGCCTTGCGGCCACGCTGGCCCGGCTGAGCGGCCCAGTAGTCGCGGAACCTGTCGAGCTCGCGTTGCAGCCATGCCTGGTCGTGTCCTGCCTCGGCGTTCTCGTTGCCGGGGGTGCGGCTGGGGAACCAGCCGTCGGGCAGTCGGGTGCCGATCGCCTTGTGCTTCGGCTTCGCCTTCGCTGGGGCGGTCGGCGCGTCAGCGACGACATGGGAACCGGCGACGTCGGGAACGTCACCCCCCGCACCCCCCGAACGAAGTGAGGGGGTTCCTGTTCCCCTGTTCCCCTGTTCCCCTGTTCCAGGCGCGAGGGTGTCGCGAGACCCTCGCGCCTCTCTCGCGAGAGTGTCGCGAGGGTTTCTGTTTTGCCTAGTCACGCCGTCTTTCGGCATGGGGTATCGCGCCTTTCCGGGGCGGTCGACCTTCTGGTGCCTCTCCCATTTTGTGATGTGAAGAAAGTCACGTTCGTCGACGGTGTAGCGGTCCACGAGACCCGCGTCAGAAAGATGCTGCAACCCTCGCGACACCCTCGCGACACTCTCGCGAGGGTCGTCGTCAAGGGCGAAAAGATCTGCCGCGATGATCCTCTCCTCATCACGTCCGACCCCGTTGTCATCGACATAGGACCACAGGCCGATGAAGAGCAACCGGTCAAAGTAATCGAGTGCGGCAATGTCATCGGAGCGCCAGAACTCCGGCTTGATCGTGCGGATTCTCATGATTCCTCCTTCTCGTATCGTTGCCGCCAGGTGCGGCGGAGGCTCCGGTTCCATATGCGCTTGACGGCACGGACTGGAAGGTGTCGTCGGTACAGGTATTGGCGTGCTTTGAAGATGTCTTCCTCGTAGCCGTTCATGCTGCGCTCGAGCTTGCCTTTCACGATTCCTTCTTCAGTCTTTCGATCTCGAATTGGACACATTGGGCGGCCTTCTCCAAGTCCTGCGTTTCGGGTGCCCCTTCTTTTCTCCCAGCCCTCAACAGGTATTTGATAGCGTTGCCCCGGAAGAATGGCAGATTCTCGACCACATATCGGGTTTCCAGTGGGGTTCCGCAGTGGGGGCAGGGTGGCCCGTCATAGTGCGACGGGTGGTGCACGGGGTCATTCATGACAGTTCCTCTAGGGTGATGGTGACGGTGTGATATCCCCGTGGCGGCGGCTCGGTGGCGCGGCGCATGTCGGGGCCGATGACG